AGAGGAAGAGACAAGTATCCAATTTTTGATAAGTTAACCACTCAGCAGTTAGGATATTTCTGGAGACCAGAGGAAGTTTCTCTCCAGAAGGACCGTGCTGATTATCAGACATTACGTCCAGAGCAAAAGCATATCTTTACTTCTAACTTGAAGTATCAGATTATGCTTGATTCGGTTCAGGGTCGTGGTCCTGGTATGGCTTTTATCCCTTACTGCTCACTACCTGAGTTAGAGGCATGTATGGAAGTCTGGGGGTTTATGGAGATGATCCACAGTCGTTCATATACTCACATCATTAAAAACGTTTATTCAGACCCTTCAGATGTGTTTGATCACATTCTGAATGATGAACGAATTGTAGAACGTGCAATGAGTGTGACTGAAGCATATAATGATTTTATCAATGCAGCACATCATTATGATAGTACTAGTGATTGGCAACACGCATTAGAAGGAGTCGCTTATGCACAAGAATCAAGATATGAACTCAAACGCAAACTCTTCAAAGCAGTTGCGAATGTTAATATCCTTGAAGGTATTCGATTTTACGTATCATTTGCTTGCAGTTTTGCTTTTGGCGAACTCAAACTTATGGAAGGAAGTGCAAAGATCATCTCATTGATTGCCAGAGATGAGAATCAACACCTTGCCATTACTCAAAATATTCTGAAGAAGTGGAGAGAAGGTGATGATCCTGAGATGGCACAAATCTTCAAAGAAGAAGAGCAGTGGTTAATCAATACTTTTGAGAACACTGTAAATCAAGAAAAACTTTGGGCAGAGTATCTGTTCAAGGATGGTTCAATGATTGGACTCAATGATAAATTGCTGCAGCAATATGTAGAATGGATTGCCAATCGTAGAATGAAATCAATTGGACTAAAACCAATCTATGACGTACCCGCAAAGAATAACCCACTCCCCTGGACGGAACATTGGATTTCGTCGAAGGGTCTTCAAGTTGCTCCTCAAGAAACTGAGGTTGAGTCTTACATCGTCGGAGGAATCAAACAAGACGTTACCGAAGATACCTTTGCAGGATTTAGTCTCTGATTCATATGCAGCATACCGGGAGGCAGCAAAATCTGATGACTTCCTCTTTGGTAATTATGATGGGTATAAAGCATTTGAAGATTTAGATCAAGAGGACTCCTAAAGGGGGTCCTTTTTTTTATAAATATCCTTATAAAGGGTATAAAGAAATTAAGATGAAATCCTTATCACAATCAGAATATGGAGAACTTAGAGATCTCTATAGTAGTGTTTATGAAACTGAAGAAATTATTGAAGAGGAGTTCATACATGAGATCTGTGATGAACTAGTTGAAGAATTGGTTGCAGAAGGATACTCTGAAGAAGATGCTATTGTAATTGTTGAAGATGCTGCCAACGATTACATTGATGAAGCAAAAGTAACTTTTGGTAGTGATACTGCTCCTATCAGAAAGTCTGGTGCTCCTGTAGGGGCAAGAAGAAGATATGGAATGAGAAAGGCAGCAGATGCTCTGCAGGGTGCTAAGAAAGCAGCAGGAAGTGCATACAAGACTGCCAAATCAAAAGCAGTTGGTGCCGCAGTGGACGTTGCTGTGGCAGGTAGTATGGCAAAGAAAAAGGCAAGTGAAGTAAAACAAGCAGTTCAAGATGCTCCTGGTAAGGCGAAAGCAGCAGTCACCACAGCAGCATCAGATGCAAAGAAAAAGACAAAGAGTGGTATTAAAGGATTCATTAAACGTCAAGCACAGAAGGTTGTGAGTCGTATGAGTGAAGAAAATGAAGAACTAGAAGCAACCGGATTATTCTCCGAAAAAGAGATTGCTGCTATAGAAGAAGCAATGAGTTCTTATGATAAAAATCGTAAGAGAGCAGCACAAAGAGCAGCAGATAGAAATGCTGCGAGAGCTGCTGGTAAGACTGGTGTAGTTCCTGGTGTTGGTTATGTAACTCCTAATAAGGAGAGAGAAACTTATACTGACGAGAAAGGAACCGTTCGTCATAAGTCTGGTGCTAAAAACGAGTAAGTAATATAAAACTTACATAATACTTTAGAGAGGACTTGACAGGTCCTCTTTTTTTATGTAGACTAGGTTTGTCCCCGTTAAAGATAAATAATAGCTCATATAATACTATAGTATGAGTTATGATAATCCCTGGAAATATAATGAAAGACCTTTTGATAGTGACGATGTTCACGACTACTTTGGTTTTGTTTATCTCATTACCAATAAGTCAAACCAACGACAATACATTGGGCGAAAGTATTTTTGGTCGTTCAGAACCCCACCAGGAAAAAAGAGAAAAGTAAAACAAGAATCTGATTGGAAAAAGTATTATGGTTCTTGTCCTGAGTTAAAGGAAGATATAAAAAAGTATGGCAAAGAGATCTTCAGTAGAGAAATACTAAGTCTTCATGAGAAGAAGGGAGATTGTAACTTTGAGGAGACCAAGCAGTTATTTTTAAATAATGTTTTATCTGAGGCACTTGACAATGGAGCTCCTGCGTTTTATAATAGTAATATTCTAGGTCGTTATATGCGAAAAGACTATGGTAACTTTGGAAGAGACACTCTCAAAGACACATGATTGGGCAATCGACAGACTGCACACTCTTTGTGACATGAAATCTGATGATGTGTTAGAGTCTGTTGAGAATGCTCATGCTCTGCGTTTAGAGTTTGCTGAATGGTTGGACCCTAAAGTGGATGATCATGAAATTTATTCACTTGAATATCTTGGAGAAGATTAATGCTTGAGTTGCTTTTAACATTAACACCAATTGATTATCATCATCTTGCAAAAGTTGTTCAAGTAGAAGCAGCAAAAAATACTGCTGATGAATATTGTGTTGCTGTTTCTGTATTAAATCGAGTAATGTCTGACAAATTTCCCGATACAGTATCTGAAGTAGTATATGCTCCAGGTCAATATGAAGGTATATACACTCATAAATGGATTCATGTAAATTCAAAACTTGTGAATAAATTAAATTCTCCACAAGGAAAACAAAATATTCTGTTATGGTTTAAGGTTCTTAATGGTAGAACCGATTTTAAAGGTCAACGTATGCTCAAATATAGAGTTACTTCTGAAGATCCAATGTGTCATCCTAAAGGAAACTTTTACCACTATTCTTGGCAATCATGATTAAAAAAATCTTGTCCAAATTATTCTCTCAAAAACCTAAGGATATTGAGTGTGACATTGACGAAGATGATCAAGATAAATCATATGTTGGAATTCCTGCTCCTATCTTGAATCCTGTTGATGAATGGTTTTCTTCTTCATATGGTTGCCCTTCAGTAATCACTGAAAAACAAAAAGATTATATGGAGAAAGAAACTGAAATGAAGATGCAGGAAGAAAAACGACGTGAAGAAGCAGGTGAAGAACCTGAAGACATTCATCAAAAGATGTATGAAATTGCAACTAAAAATTGGAATACGGTAATAGAGACTCCGGGTGGTTCTGAGAACTTACAAGAAGGTCTTGATGGTTGGAATGTACTTAAAAAATGAATCAAGATTGGCGTTACAGTGATGAAAGAATGGATGTTCGCACACAAGGATTAAACATTCTACTTAAAAGATTTGGTTCTCAGATTTGTTCTGACGGATCACCTAGATATACTAGTCAAAGTATTTACGAATGTGTTCACGATTGGGTTTCACAAGGTAATGTAAATACTAATGGCATTGTCAAATATTATGAGGCATATTACACAAAATGAAAAAAATTATTGCATCCCTGGTTGCTGTGGCAGCGGTTGCCCTACCTGCCCTTTCAGACCCCCTAAAAGATAACGAATACTATACTAACCATTCTATGGGGTGTATGTTACTCAGAGAGTGTAAGGATGAAGTTAAAGAGGTCTTTAGTCTTTTGGATATTTCTAGTGAGTATCCCAATACTGACGATTTTTATTCTGTTGCTGATGAATTCAACTCTATGCTTGTCGCCCTTAATCAGATCGGAGTTAACGTGTTTCTAGCAGATGAAAAATATTTTCCAGTTGGACATCGTGGAGTTTATCATACGGTAAGCAATAACTTCTTTCTAAACAAAACATTCATGAAGCGTCCTTACATATTGATGAGTGTGATGCGTCACGAAGGATGGCACGCTGCTCAAGATTGTATGGCAGGTACTATTGACAATAGTTTGATTGCCATTATTCATAATGAGGATGATGTTCCTGAGATGTGGCAAGAGATGGCACGGAGAGCCTATGTGTTACAACCCTCTGCTATTCCTTGGGAGAAGGAAGCAACCTGGGCAGGTAAAACTGAAAATATGACTATGAAGGCACTTCAATCTTGTGCTGCAGGTACTATGTGGTCCGATTATGATCCGACACCAAAGACCCGTGAATGGTTAGTTGAAAATGGATTTCTTCCTAAATAATATCACCCGATAAGGAAATCGGAACAATCACCCAAAGCAAACTCTTTGAACTAATCCCTTAAGTCTTATAATGTAAGAGTTTGTTATTGGATAACAACTATTTACATATGACACATTTAACAAGAGATGTGTTAATCAAGAAAATCGTTGCCAATGAAATGATAGGTTACGGTGGAACTGATTATCTACAGTCTCTAAAGGATGCGTATCACAAATGGGAACACGAATCAAGTTTTGTTCTCTGTCAAAAATTTAATCAACTAGAACACACAAACATTACTGTAGATTTACTTCAACCATAAATAGCAGAACCATGCCTGCTACACATGCCAGAAGAAGTCAAAACTCCTGAGGTAAAGAAAGAAGAACCTAAAAAGAAAGGTCCCTTCGGAAAACTAAAGGAAAAAGCAGAAGACTCTGAAGAACAACTTGCTATCGTTTCCACCTTTGTAAGACTGGGTATCCTTATCTGGTCAGGTGGTATTTTGACTTTGAACTATGTAACCATCCCCGGATTTCCACAAGGAAAGATTGACCCAACTTTTATCGCTTCCGTCTTTACAGGCGTTTTAGCTACTTTTGGCGTGCAGACGGCAAAGAAATCTAATGATGGCACCATGAAGATGAATGGTGCTGCTGGTGCTGGTGCAATTACCAAAGCAGATCTTGAAAAACTTATTGCTGCTGCTAAAGAAACTGCACCTGCTCAGACTATTAGAGTAGAGCAAGGACCAATTAAAATTGTAACAGATCAACCTCCATACAAAATGTGATATGAAACCTTACCTCAAGTGGACTGCCCTCAGTGTTGGTAGTGTCGTAGCAATCGCACACATCGGTGTGTTGGGACATTTAATCGGAAGACAATCCGATAGGACTGTTCAAGTCCCGACAATTAATATTCCTCGCGGTAATCCGTATTCTTCCTATAAGATCGAAGCAGGTAAAGAAGGTTATAAAATAGAATATAAAGCAAATGATCCTGCTATTTTAAAGTCTCATAAATCATTAGATCTTGATAAGAGCAAGAAAGGTCTTTTTGGTGGAGGAACAGAAAGAAGAACAGAATATCGTAGTGATGAATATACAATGGAAGGTGTGAGAAATATGGGAGGTTCCTCTTTGCCAGGGGAGGGAAAGTCTGCAAAAGACGTAGAGTGTTTAGTGGCGGACGCTGGAGCACGGTCGCAAGGTGCAATGGCAGGGACCGCAATTAGTACAGGTCTTATTGCTCCTGCTGTCATGAATATTCCTTATATTGGATGGTTGGCAGCTGGATGGGCAACACTTCTAGGTCAAAAAACTGGTGAAACGATTGGTTCAGAAGTTTATTCTACTATCAGTGATTGTTAATGAATTTAATTTTGAGACCTCTAAGTAATGTAAATGATGTTACTTGGAGTATTGTTATTTGTTTGATAATACTTTTAGGTGGAGTTACGTATTATATTGTCTATATAATGCGTATGGCTTTCGATGAATTGAAAGATGGCGACTCTAAATGAAGTAGCATCAAAAATAACTGAAATTGATGCAAAACAAGATAAAGAAATCGCAGTCTTAACTCATAAGGTTGAAGACTTAGAAAAAACTGTTTCTGAATTTAGAAATAGAATTCGTAAAAATGAGAGATGGATTGCCGGTGCTGGAGCCATCATTAGTGCCGTCGTTACAATAATCGGAATCGCATCAGCATTAGAATCAAAGGAGATCAATTATGGGAGCAATGGTTCCACCCAGCAGGAAGTCCTGCTACAACTTTCGAGTGATTGAAATCAATCGTGTTATTGATGGTGATACTATTGATGTTACCATTGATCTTGGGTTTGACTTATACAAGAAAGAAAGAGTTAGAATTGCAGGAGTTGATACTCCAGAAAAGAGAACGAGAAATCTAGAGGAGAAGGCTCTTGGAATTGACGCAACCAACTGGCTCAAAGAAAAACTAGAATCGACTATCGATGGTGATGATGAGTTGTCTGTTAGGACTGAACTTGTTGGTGGGGTAGGTAAATATGGTCGTCTTCTTGGTTGGTTATATATTGGAGAGGACGTGGTTTCCCTCAACGAACAAATGATTGACGAAGGTTATGCTTGGGAGTATGATGGTGGAACAAAACAAAAAAATTTTGAAGAACTTCGTGAAATTCGTAAAACAAGAGGAACATTAACATGAGAAATGAAATTTTAAAAGCACTTAAATCTGATGCTATTGGTAACATTGAAAAAGCAAGACTTAATATTGAGATTTACCTTACTAATCCTGTAGGTATAGGTGAGCATCCAGATGTTCTTGCTGCTATTCAAGATCAAATTGATATTATTGCACATGAAGAAGAACGTATTGAAGTTTTAGAAAAACATTTTAAAGATTGATATATACACAGTGATATAAAGTCAAAAAAATGCAAAAAGTAATCAATGTACTCGCACTTGTGTCTTTTGCTGTATCCGGTGCCATCGTATCTGGTGGTGCTTATGTTTATTTTAACAAGGATGCAATGATTGAAAGTGCAAAACAAGCAGCAACCAAAGCAGCAACGGAGGCAGTTACAGCAGCACTTCCTGGAATGTTAGATGCTGCCATGCCTGAGATGCCTGAGGTAACTGGTGGAGTTATTCCCAGTAGTGGTGGTGGACTGCCTAGTTTCTGAGAATTTCATGATACTTGATATATAATGCAGTTATTATATTGATATGACTGTATCTAAACCTAGAAGAAGAACTAAACCTCAGGGTGATAATAGATTCTTTCTTTATGTAATGTTCTATCACTTCTTCGGTGGACTTGCTGGTATTTTTAAGGATGATTGATGGCAGAAATTTATCAAATTAAAATAAGATCTGTGGATGTTCCAGAGGTTCCTGATTATCTAACCTCACCACCACAGGCTATTCCTAATACTGTTCCCGTAACAGTGAACATAGGATTTCCTGTGGTGGATCTTCCTGGTTGTGTTGAGGCACACGAGACAAAGAATGTCAAAAATAACCAGGTTAAAAGTGATGATAAGAGAGGAGTTCTGACTTTTTGTGATGGGCAAATACCATCTTTCAATCCAATAAATTTTAATGAGGAAGTAGAACTACCAACCCCTAAACCACCTATTCCTTCATATAAGGCACCAGAAGTTTCGGAAGTGCCAGAGATTCCTAAAGATGCTATGCCAAAAATAGAAAAGGAAGAGGTTCCTTGTCCTGGTCTTAATGCACCTAGGATTGGTGATGTAGCACAAAATAAAAATGAAAAGGTTTCTGGATTTGAGTTGCAGACTGTAAATGGTCAGCAGATATGTGTGACTCTGTATGAACCAATTCCATTCACAGAGCAATATCTTCCGGCACCACAAGTCGTAGCAACAACTGCTGGTATTGCTGCTGTCGCAACTACATCTGCTTTATTGGCAAAACCAGTGGCAGATCTTTTACTTAAGGTAGTAAAACCACTGGTAAAGAAAACAATTAAAAAGGTTGCTGCTAAATTTGGAAAACATCCAAAGCAATTGAGTATAACTGAACGTAGAGAAGTTCAGAGAGAATTATCTCAGGCAGTTAGAATTATGAAAAATATGAAGAAGTAATTATTCGATAGCACCACCAAGATCTTCTGCTTTCCTTGATGCTGAAGGAATAGTATGAACGTGTGGTTTGATATGAGTTACATTTTGAACTACCACATCGGCACATATTTTATAATAAGGACTTCTGGGATGAAAATTTATTCCCTCCTTTATTAACTGCCCACAATTTTTCAATCGAGCAATCTCAAAATCTAATCTTTTATTGGCTGCTGCTTGTTTCATTAAATCAATGTTTGCTGATGCTGCTTGTTTACATTGATCCTGTAGAGTTCTATCTAATGGTTTACTCCAAGTCATGGAGAAACCAACACTTAAATTGTAATTGTCTTTCTGTCCGGTTCTTACTGGAACTTGATATAAAATATCGCCAGGATTGTCTGGTGCGCCATCTCCGATTGCTTCTCCATTATCATCAAAGTCTCCAGACAAATCTCTCATATCATAAACATTATCAAAGTATTGTCCTTGAAATGGTTTTTGGGCGGATAATGCTCCTGTTACATACGGAGTAAAGTTCATAGTGGGACCTTGACAACTGATCCCGCTTCCATAAGTGTTAGTTATATAAGGCCCTTGTAAAACCTGAATAGCTTGATTAGTAACTGAGCCTGAACTATTTGCCACAGGGGCAGCAGTCGCACTCACACCTCCGACTTCCGCACTTGCAGGTAGGGCATTTGCAATACTTGTTAGACATAAGATTACTGGGAGAAAATACTTGTTGTAGTTGTTATACTTTCGATGTCCGTCGTTCTTTGGATAACCGTCTGGTTGCTCAATCCCGGTCCCATGTAGGTTTCTGTGAACTGGAACGCTTGTCCTGGATTTGTTTGTATGAAGGATGGTTTGTTTGTCACACCTGTCCATGTTGAAGTCACTCCGTCAATAGTTACTGTATTTGTCCCTGTCCCTGGAGACAGGTTACCTGATGCTGAAATTCCACTTCCTGTGGCAGAATATTGATATCCTGTATTATAATCCATCGAATTGATGGTTTCTACTACTTTAGATTTTGTTTCAGTTGAGCTCGTCATTGAGCCCTGAGTGAAATTCGGGACCACTGGAACTGCTTTTGCGATAGTTCCATGTAAGGCACCAAGAATCAATCCAAGACTGATTGCTTCTTGTAATCTAGTCATTACTATTTAACCTCAGTCTATAACAGTAATTTCACTAACGAATTGTCCGATTGCCGTAGATCCAGATCCACCAGCAGTCACCGTAAGGACATTTGCTGAGGTTACAGTACCAGCAAGATTTCCTGCAGTACCGGCAGTGTAAGAGGTTTGTCCGGTCAGATTACCAACCGTTCCTACAGTAGGAGCACTAGTTGGGATTGCATCAGCCTGTGTATAAGATTGACTGAAGGAGAATGCTGCTCCAGCAGTGTCTTGGGTGGCAGCAATCGTTCCTGGTGAATAAACTCCAGAAGTGATAGTACCAGCAGAAACTGTACCCGCAGTTGTGCCATCCGTAGTATCAATATTACTACCTGCAATACTGAACGTCGAACCAATTCTAGATGCAGTTGTTCTGGCAGCATCAACAGAAAGTTGAACACTTGCCGAATGTTTACTAACAAGACCACCAGCATAAACAGGTGATGTCATCAAAATCATACTAAAAGCAATTAGTGCTTTTTTCATGTGTAATCCATAAGGTAAAATTATTTAGCAGATCTAATAAATTATAAATAAATTACCATGTATTGAACATTGCAATGAACGAACAACAAGAACACCTTACACAATTGTTGGAACAAAGAGGAAATTTATCTCAACAACTCGAATCTACTCAGACACAGATAGGAAGAACCAGAGAATTATTGTTTAAAACTCAAGGTGCTATTGAGTATTTGGAAGCAGTCGGAGTTAAATTGCCAGAACCTGAGGTTGCTGGAGAAGTAGAGGAAGAAGCACCAGCAGAAGAAGGTTGACGCATAGACCCAGAGGGTCTATAATAACTAAGTCGAGGGGAGACCTAAGACAGACACTGAGAGGTAAACAGTAAGAGGAACGACGAACTGTTCCCACCTCTCAATCCAACTGACTCGTTAGCTCAGCTGGATAGAGCAACTGCCTTCTAAGCAGTCGGCCGTAGGTTCAAATCCTACACGAGTCGTTGTCCTTTTTATTTCTTATGGGCAAATATGATTTAGGTGGACAACCACCAATAGCAGTCAATATCCTTAGACTCATTAGTGAGTTGGAAGGTTCTTCTCAAATGCTCAAATATATGGGTTTTGAAGAAGATATGAATGCTATCAATGAAATGAAGAAGAGATATTATAAACTCTACTTCAAGACTAATAAGGAAGAAAAGGCAAACAATGCTCCATAGCACAATCGGTAGTGCGCGAAGCTGTTAACTTTGAGGTTCTAGGTTCGAGTCCTAGTGGGGCAGTTGACAAGAACTCAATCTTGTCTTATACTATCTCTTGTGTGGAGGAAGTGCGGTGGGAGAGCAATCTCTCACTTGCGGAATTAGTTTAGAGGTAAAACTAAAGGTTTCCAACCTTTCGTCACCAGTTCGATTCTGGTATTCCGCTTTCGGGTTACCGTAATCCGAATCTAGTATAAATACTTAACCTTTTGTCTTTCAGTAATTAAAGTAACAAAGGGTCATACTTAACACGGGACAGTCGAGTCCCTATTCATCTGCGGGTATCCATTCCGCAAGTAACTAAAGGTACAAAAAATGTTTAAATCTGTATTCGCAGCCTCTGCTGCTCTGTTCGCATCCGCTGGAGCTGCCCTTGCAGGTCCCTACGTCAACGTAGAAGCAAATGCTGGTTGGACGGGTTCTGATTATAATTCAACCACGACAGACATCCACGTTGGTTATGAGGGAGAAGTCGGTGCTGCTTCCTACTACCTCCAGGGTGGTCCAGCAGTAGTCGCTGTTGATGGTGTTGATACCGAGACTGAATTCTCTGGTAAAGCAGGTGTTGGTATTCCTGTTTCCGATGCCATCGGAGTATATGGTGAGATCTCTTTCTTGACCGCAGACGATGCTGATGACCTCGGCGTTGGTGGTAAGTTGGGATTGAAGTACAACTTCTGATTGTTCATATAGGCACGTAAACATCTAGATGTTATACTGGGGGTGCGACGGCATCCCTTTTTTTATGAAAAAATATTTTATAAACTTCATAACGAATCCAGGAACACTAACCTCCCTTCTGTTGTTTGGAATGATAGCACTGATAGGGACACTGCATAATCATGCTCACTATGAAATGACTATGGATGCAGATAGTTACGTGAGACAGTGGTGTAGGTCATCAGCAGAAAACAAAAAAATCTGTATTAGTTATGGTGGAGACATGGATTAATAATGAAAAAACAATATAAAGAAACTGCAGAATGTAAGAATCTCTATGATATGATTCTTGGGTTACATAAACGTATCGATGATCTTGAGTCTGAGAATTCAACAATGATTCGTCTTCTTGGGAACATAGATACTAAGTTAGGAAACCTTTCTAATGAAGATTAATCTGTGGTATTCAAAAAGTATGCAGCAGTGGCGTTGGACTCTATCTGAAGAGTTCAAAAATGGAATTGCAAAACTAGAACAACACTCTGGTCAAAGAATCTATTTACGTGATGCAATGGAAGATGTTGCTAATACTGTAGAGTATATGTTGGAATCTAAGAACAAAAAAAGATAAATAACTGAAAACTGAAGAAGTTCCGAACAATACAATGGACAGAATAAAAGTAAGGTGTCGCTCTTGTGGGAAAGAGTTGACAAGCACCAGTAAGGTGCAATGTTGTGGTTGCCCAAATCAAATGATGATAGTTGATGATAAGATTGGAGCAGTCGATTTAAATCAAGTTGTTATGTTAAACTCCAATCAACTCAAAGACAAAAGGAGTGTTCTGACTCAACAAGATATTGAGTGGCAAGAACAAAGAAGACAACGTAAAGTTCGTAAATTGAACTTCGAAGTTCGATAGGAGAGGGTCCGGTTGGTCGAGGAAGCTGTCTTGAAAACAGTCGGGTGTAAAAACTTCGCAGGTTCAATTCCTGTTCTCTCCGTTAGGAAATACACATAAAGTTGTCAAATAATGAGTGCTAATTATTATAGCTAGTGTGTAGTTTGAAGTAAGACAATGGACAACACATCCTACGATAATTGGGTGAGAGTCAAGGAAGCATTAGAATCATCAGGAAATATGAACAATTTCTATTATAGGAGAGCTTGTGCTATAGTTTCTGGAGGAAGTGATCCAATGGACAATCTACCCAATGTCTCACAGGATGAATGAAATTAAACCTACCCATTATGTTACTCGTGAAGAGTGTCAGGAGATGATTGATGCTGCCATACGAAAACATAATCGTAATGCTGGAATTATCAGTATGTGTGTTGGATGGGTTGTTCTCGCACTTTTTGCTGAGGGTCTTCTTCGACTTATTGGAGTAATTCCTCCACTATTACCTTGGTTAAATATACAACTATGATGAGTGGATTATTTGTTTTGGGATTTATTACAATGATGGTTATTACCATGGAAATAACATGGTCTGTAAAAAATAAAGGAGAATTAAAATGAAAGTTGGAATGATTGGTTTAGGTCGTACTGGTGAAGGTATGGCTCGACGTATGCTTGCAAAGGGAATTGAAGTTTGGGGTTATAGTAGCACTAACTATGAGAATGCCTGTGGACAATATGAAGCAGGATATATTAGTGGATGTGTAACTTCACTAGAGTATCTTGTTCGAGCAGTTAAATCTGATGGTAAAAAATTTACTAGTGCTGGTAGAATTCCTGGCATCTTTCAGATTACACTCCCAGAGCAAAAGGCAGAAGACACACTTGATGAATTACTACCATTACTTGAGGAGGGTGATATCATCATTGACCATAGTACCAGTGACATAACAAAATGTCAGGAACTGGAGAAGTATTGCTCTAAGTTGGGTATATCATATATCTTCTCTGGTGTGTATGGAGCACCTTATGCTATCAACACTTGTTCTAAAATTTTCCAATCTCTATCACCAGGTAATTTTAAATGTTAGGTACTGTTTTACTGTGGATATCAATTCCATTTATGCTTCTTACTATAACCTTTGGACTTTACAGGGGTGAAAATTTTTACTACGAAAGCGATGATTATGATGGAAATGGAACAGCACATTAAACCAGAATTAAAAAATTCTTATGACTTTGCCATGTCGTCTTTTGCTAGAATGTATGGAGTCAAATCTGTTCAATCTAATAATAGTATGCATAGATTTTGTATACTATGGGCAGAATCGAGTTTAGATCCACCATTGGATAGCCTTACCAAAGTAGATTTTTATTTTAGAGACTTATGGATAACCAGCACATTAAAATAAATTCATCTAGAAGAGTATGTAGAAGTGTTGTATGTGGTGGAGATATTTTTATTCCTGATAGTGAATATCAAGGAGAGGATTGTAAATTAAC